CTGTAATAGTTAGCGCAGGACATAATGAAGGGAGCTTTCGGGCTCCCTTTTTTTTTGTTGTTATTGGACTTTGGGCAGGCAATATTGACAGATAGGATGCCTAAGCCTAAGAAAAACATAAGTCGAAAAAGTACAAAAACCACTGCAGTTAAAAGGGTGGGTAGAACTTCCAAGTGGAATCCAGATCACTGCCAAGTAGTTGAAAAGTATGTATTTGACAAGGGGCAGATTGAAGGCGTGTGGGATCTACTGGGCGTGTCAAAAGCCACGTTTCATAACTGGTTTAAGGCAAAATTAGACTTAAAAGCTGCAGTCTTGCGTGGGCGTGTGTCACGGGACAAACTTGTAAACCGTGAATTCAATGCTGAGGTTCAGATGGCTGTGGATACGGTCGTTTTGATCATGCAGGGGTACTACAAGGAAGAGACAAAACAATATTTTACAGCATCCAGAACAGATCAGGTGGATGAGCATGGCGGGCTCATTAAAAAGGGTGAGCTCATGTATCGGACAAAGGATGTTCGGGAAGAGGTTACAAAGAAATGGTTTCCCCCAGATCCTAAAGCACTTGAACGGGTACTGGGAAAAGAATCACTCAGGCAGACATTGTTTCTGGATCAGATCAAAAAGTATGTACCGGATATCACTGAGGATATCTATCCCCAGCTGTTCGGATCTGGAACGATGGGATGGGAACTGCCATTTTTCGGGGATAAGGATATTCTGAATCCAAAGATAGATCTGGTGAAGCTGAGATTCATGGAAATAGTAATCCAGAAAGCGTTTGATGATCAGGCACTGTCAATCCAGCAATGGCTGGAGTTCAATGTAAAGCTGAAGAGTATGCAGGGATCCATAGCAGACAGGATCGAAACCAGAGCCCAGAAGCTGCTGAAGGGGCAATCCTATGCAGAGATCATGGAAGATTATTCAAGGCGGTTCCAGATGCTTCTATCAGTGGTTAGGAACGTGATGGATGATACTCTCCCCAGTTCAAAGAAATCAGCTGCTACGATCGCTAAAATGATGACTGAAATAGTGGATAGAATCAATGAGCTAAAGAGTGAACAAGCCTACCCATTCCAATCCAATTAGCCAGAGCGTACATAACGCTTCAATGCCCGGCAATGAGGTGAAGCTGGCTTATGATGTTGCCCACTATGAACGGGAAGCAATAGAACAAAAAGAACTCTCCCAGAAAAAGCTCAAAAAGGGATCTGTATGGCGGATCGATCCCGTGGATCCAATCACCTTCATAGAAAAATATATAGGAACCAGAAGCCTCTCACCAGAGCAGAAATCTGTAGTGAGGGACATGCTGGGGGATAACCCTACCAAGCACTTTTTTGCTGTAGAAATGGCACTGCTGAAAAACGGGCAGGGATCTGGTAAAAACTTTCTCATGGTGAGGCTGGTAGTTTATCTGCTGTATCTCTGGTGCTGCTTAGATGATCCCCACAAATATTTTGGACTGGCTCACAATGAGCACTTTGATATCCTGAACTTCTCACAGGTAAATGCACAGCAGGCAAAGAATGTATTTTTCCGGGCACTGGCTGATATCATCCAGCTAACTAAGGATCCAGTGACAGGGAATAACTGGTTTGTTCAGCACCAAGATTTCAGGATAGCAGCTTTCTCCCGGGGAAACATTAAGGAAAAGGAACTCAGCATTCCTAACCGGAATATTGGCTTTGGTGGGATCCGGGTATATTGTCTGGATACATCCGCTAAATCGGTAGAGGGTTATACTATCTGGGTAACTATTCTGGATGAACCTTCAAGAGCTAATTCAGCTGCCACGTATGCAGTAGCCAAGCACCAATACATGACAGCCTACACAAATCAGAAAACCCGCTTCACAAATCCCCATCACAGATTAACAATGGCATTCAGCTACCCAGAGCAGGAAACAAATGATCTGCTGGTAGAGCTATTTGATCTATACTCCAGAAACCCCAAAGAAAACTCTCATGAAGTGGTGGATGGGATCCTAACAGCATGGTATGCTACTTATGTATTCAATGGCAAAGATCAGCTGCTGAAAAAGCAGCAGTATTTGAAGGATCACAAAAATGATCCAGTGGATGCAGATCGTAGATGGCGGGCAATAGTTCCACCAAACGTATTTGGCTTTTTCATGCCTCACTTTGGTAAGGTCAATGATTGTGCAAATCCCAATCTGATCAGCCCGGTTCAGTACAAGGAAACCGTGAATGTGAGAACTGAAACCGTGAAGGGGATTCTGAAGGATGTTAATTACTCCGCTCTGGAGCTCACAGGCGTAAAGGGTGACAATCTGGATCGGTACTGGGGTGCTGATTTTGCTACGAACAAAGATAGACTGGTGATAGTCGGTGGGTATGCTGCCAAGAGTGATCGCCCGGTGGATGAGTTCGCTTATTCATTCAGGGATGGAAAAGGGCAGGAAGTATTCAAATCCAAAGTGATAGACTGCAGACCAGTGATAGATATTATTTTAGTCTGGGAATCCAAGCAGCCGGGATGGGTGATCGATTACCAGAATGTAGAGAACATCATTCTGGATCTGTTCAAAAATTACTTCCCCCACAGTAGAGCTCTCCATTTCGATCAGTGGAATACAGAGAGCATCCGCCAAAAGGTTCTGGATGCTGGAGTATCAAACTGTGAGAAACTATCCTTCAGCAACCCAATGCAGCTGTTATATGGGAAGCTGGTGAGGCATCTGGTATGGAATAATGCCATAGAGTATTTGGATAATGCAATCCTGCAGCGTGAAATGCACCAGTTAAGCCTCTTGAACAATATCAAGCTGGATCACCCCAAAGATGGATCCAAAGATATCTGGGATGCCATGATGATTGCCACGAACCTAATTATGGAGCATGGCTTCATGGGGAAACGTATGGATTTTGACTCTGGGGAAGATCATGATGTAGATGCTGAAATGGATGAAATGCTTGTGCTGTTTGATAAGGCATACACCAACTTTGTAAGCACGAACCAGCGGAAGCCTACAAGCTCACAGGAAATGCAGCAATGGCTCAAAACAAACTTCAAACAGGAATGGTCACTGGCTGAAGTGGATATGATGCATCACAGCTGGAGTGCATGGGCTCATACGCTCAATGCCAAAATGTCTAAGCTGGGGATCCGGACTACAGGCAAAGTAACACCAATGGCAAGCAGGCACGATCAGGATGGGCTCATGGGCGATATAGCTGCAGCCGGGGCAAGTCTGGAAGAGGATTTAGAAGAGATTGAGGGCGGTGGGAACCTCATGTACTAATGGTTTATGTCAGCAAACAAGATCGGAAATATTACAGATACATAATGAGTATGATGATTGCCGATACCCTTCAGGAATTAATGGATATGGCTACTCTGGTGGGTGTAGATCACAAATGGAGATCTGAGCACAAAGGGATCCCCCTGTTTTGGATCTGCAAAGAAATGAAAGTGAAGGCTATTGCAGCTGGGGCTGATGTAGTAAATGAGCGGTGGATGCTTGAACAAATGAATAAAAAGGAGTTTATGAACATGGGTAAAACTACAAAGAAAATTGAAGAGATTATTGCAGGCGAAGAGTGCCCTCTGCCAATAGAGATCATTCCTAATAATATGGGGATCAGTCTTAGCTCTGTGGAATCTATCAGCTGGGACAGGCAGGAGGATGGGCAGCTAACCCAGATAACAATCAATTTCACCCCGGATCCCCACTGATCTACTAACATAAGGGATGGGAGCCAGATGATAAAAGTTAATCAGACGATCACAGGGACAAACGGGGATTGCCTTAGAGCCTGTATAGCATCCCTGCTGGATCTGGAGATAGTTCAAGTCCCTCACTTCAATATGTTCGGGGATGATCTTTGGTTCCCCGTGTTTTTAGGCTTTTTGAGATCTCTGGGATACGAACGCTATAAGTGGCACGATGTAGATCCAGAGCTCTTCAGGACGGTAATAACTGAAGAGAACAGTATAGGCGGATACATCCTTGCTACAGTCCCCGGGCTGGCAGATCCCAGAGCAGAAGATCATGCTGTGATCATAGATCTGGATGGAGTAGTTTTCCACGATCCCCATCCCTCAAAAGTTTATCAGGATGTGAATGTGATCGAATCCGGGCAGCTGAAATATATAGAAGCAATCAGGAAGCAGAAAAATGGCTGAGACAGTTCATATCCCCAAGATAGACAATGAGCATACACTGAGCCCAGCATGGGTTCCTTTGAGCAATACTGATAAAGAGATACTGAAGCCCGGGATCCGCTGCAAATGCGGGGAGTATTGTGGGATTGGCTGCCATCATGTTCATGCTGATGGAAGGGTAACAGCCTCATTTTTCCATAGCTCTGCAGATTGGACGTGGAAGGGGAAGCCCATGAAGGGAAATCCCCGGGGATGCGGATGGCACGTTTACCTGATTCTGGATGATTACGATCGTGGAGACTTTCCCCCGGTGGATCCAGAATGAAGCAGCTCTGCAAAGATTTTAATGAAGCAAAACAACGGGCGGATGCCCATATCGCAGAGCTCTGGAGAGCAGCAGAGCCAGCAATAATATTTGGGAAGGAAGCAATTATGGAGACGGGCGTAACAGAGAACACTATTGTATCTGGGGGACGTGTAATCGAGATCAGCAAAAAGCGGAATACAGCTGTAGCTCATGAGATCCCCGTGGTAGCAACTAACAAAGATCAGGAAGCAGCTGAGAGCATCCTGAAGGGATTTCTGGAGCAAGTTATGAACAGGGTAAGCAGCAAGTGATCTATGGGCAAGAGAAGTGCATCCAGATTACTATGGAACTGCATGATATGGATCGTGAGGAAGCAGCAGATGCCTTTTCATTTAATGTACTGGGAGCTCATGCCGGGGATCACTCTCCCCGCTTTGTGGATGAGGATATGGAATATTGAAAGCACTCTCCATCATACAGCCCTATGCATCGTGGATCTCTGGGGGGATCAAAACGATTGAAACCAGAACATGGAAAACAGAATTCCGGGGCAGGATCCTGATATGCAGCAGCAAATCAAACCAGATCACCCCTTCACCATTCTGGGCAAAGGTCATGCAGGGTTATGAATACCCCAAAGGCGTAGCATTATGCACAGCTGAGATCTTGGATTGCAGACCAATGACAACACTGGATCAGGCATTAGCCTGCTGTGAGATCTATGAGGGTGCATTCTCATGGGTACTGGGTAACATTGTAAGAGTAAATCAATTCCACGTAAAAGGTGCTTTGGGGCTCTTCAATGTGGATTGGGTAGAGGGGGATCGTGTGGCAGATCCCCTTCCCCCACAATTAACACTATTCAAATAGGGAACAGAAAATGCAAACACCATTCAGAATCAATAAGGCACTAAAGGATCCATTCAGCTTAAACAAACCAAAACCAAAGGCTCCGGAAAAGCTCCCGGATAATGGGTTCAGGGATATCTACCAGATCCTGCAGGAGTTAAGGAAGGCAGTAGGATCCAATATCACCATAGCAGCTGTACTGGAAGAGAACGGGCTGCTGCTATCATTCAGCTTTCACAAGATCCCAAAATATAAAGATCTACCAATGTTTCATGCAGCTATGGAACCTGAAGATTGGTATGAACCCACAGCCAGCACAATTACAGTGGTGAACGATGGGATTAAGGAATATTTGGCAAAAGCTCCGGAGCATATCAGAGAAGCCCGGAAGCAGAACCGTAAAAAATAAAAGGACTGGGAACTAATAATGCTTCAGTTTAAGTTCGCAGCAGACAGGAGTTCCGAAGGGCGTAAACCACGTTCCCCGGAACTTTTTTCTATTTTAGGAGAGTTACATGGCTAAATCAGACGATAATAAATCCACTGGAAACCGTAGCTGGCAAGACAATCCCGCTATTGAAGAGCGCAAAATGGCAGAGAAGTATCTTGCCAAGTCTGGGGGCTCATCACTGCAGGATCTGGCTGAAAAAGTTTCTCATGATATTAGCCCAATTATGGCTGCAATTCTGGAAGCAAACGGTATTGCAGACGATGGAACTCCATTAGATGAGATCCTAATTAACGATCCTAAAGCGATGGCATCCTTTGAGAGCATGATGAAGGGGAAGAGCTCAGATGCCCTCATGAAGAGGCATATAGACAGCCTCACTGATATGGTAATGACTATGCAGATAGATCCGGATCTCACCCGGGACAGTATAGATAACTACGATTTTCCCCATGAGCGTGTAAAGCCTGTGATCCTGAGAAGAGCAGGAAACAGCATCCCAGCACGTATGATCAAAGCATATCGATTTAACCAGCTGACTGAGTTCGCTAAAAACAGCGATGGAAAACGTCCCGGCTTCAAGCTGGTATTCTCGGATCCAGAGTACAAACCCACAAAACCAGAGCGGAAAAAGATCAGGGAGTGGGAGCAGATCTTTGCCAATAAATTCTTTTTTACACCCAATGAGAATAGACCAAGCTTAGGGAAGTGGCTGAGTTATGCATACAGTGATTTCTTTGATATGGATAAGGTCGCTATTGAGATAGTGAGAACCACAGCATCCACCAAAAAGAAAGCAAACTATGCAGGGGATCCACTTGCTCTGATGATCGTAGATGCTGGAACTATTATGCATATTGTCCCCAAGCAAAAGGGAGCCCAGTTAGATCAGTGGCGATGGGATAGACACGATTTTGAAGGCAATCTATCAGAGGCTGGAATAGAGTTCGATTACATAGATGATTACAGGTATCTCCAGATCGATCGAAACGGTGTCAGGCAGATGGCTTACAAAGAATCCCAGATGATCCTATCTCATGCATTCGGAACCACGGATATACAGGAGCAGTTTCAGGGATTCAGTATTATTGAGCAAAGCCTTCAGGTTATCCGGTACATCATTGATTCAATCATATACAACTACACTCGCAGATCATCCGGTACAATGCCGAAGGGAATGATCAATGTCGTGGGTGCTACTGAAGATGGTTTCTCCCGGCAGGAAATGGAAACCTTCAGGAAAATTATCTGGGGAATAGCATCCGGGCGGAAGGATAAATGGAAGTATCCAGTTCTGGGAACTCCAAAGGGTGTGAAAACAGAGTTTATTAAGTTCCATGAATCATCCCGGGAAATGGAAGATTTCACATGGTTATCTACTCTATTCAGTGTGATGTGTACACTGGCTGGTATGGATCCAGAGAACATAGCAATGGCATCCCAGAAAAATGTAATAGGCAAATCATCCATGTTCGGAAGATCAGAGGAAGAGGGAGCCAATTACAGATCTCAGGATGAAGGACTACGCTTTTTCCTCACCTATACAGCTGGCATCATAAACGGATCCCAGATCATTGAGCAGCTTACCGGGCTGCAGGATGTTGTGTGGGAGTGGGTAGGTCTGGATGTAGAAGATGAAGCCAAAAAACTTGCTCTGGAGAAAACTTCTCTGGAGACTTCAGCCAGCGTGAATGATCTGCTGACTGCTCAGGATAAGGAAACTAAGGAACTGCTATTCGGTGGAGAGAATATCTTTGATATACCGGGTATAGGAAACACCACTACCGTTCAGCTAATCCTGCAGGCACTGCAGGCAAAAGCTCAGGAACAGATGGGTGATCAGTTCGGATTCTTTGGTGGAGACGATGGTGGAGCAGAACCCCCACCTTTTGAACCCCAGATGCCTAATGCAGTGGAGCCAGATGAAGCAGAGAAGCCTGAGATCCCCGGGGCTCCAAAAGCAGCAGCCCCCAAAAAAGAAGTAGAAGCACCAGATAGAACAAAAGCATCCACAGCTGCCCCTGCTCCAATTAAGAAGAGCGTTCCCCATGTTATGATCCGGGTAGTCCATGACTAAACACAAAGCACTGGATTTCGGTATTGATCAGGAACTGATGAAGAGCTCCCCCGGGCAGCGTATTTCTGCTGTTAGGGATCTGGCTCATGTTCTGGATGTTGCAAACCTGATTGAGATCTCCCCAATGCATAAAGCATCGAAAGCTGAAAGCATCGATGAACCCCATGAGAATCCTGTTATCTGGGAACTGGAAAAGCAGTTCTATGCCCTCTGGGATCCAAAGGCTGTGATTAAGGAAATACTCACTGGGATCGGTATCGGATCCAAATACTTCAAAGCACTCCAGTTCGATCTATTGAAGGCTAAAAAATATCAGCTGTACAAGGCTGATGGGCAGCCTCTGAATGATCAGGAGATAGAACGCTTAGAGAAGATCATCCAAAGGGCTCTGAAGGTGGATATGGCTACTGTGAGGAAACTTATAGTACAGTCTGCTGCAGCTGGGAAGCTGGCAGAGAATACCGTGATGGGGAGAACGCTGCAGATCAGTATAGCCAAGCTCCCCAAAACCATTCAGGAAGCAATCAAAACTTTGAAGCTCACCCAGAGAGAAGTTAGATCTCTCCAGTGGGCTCAGGAATTCGCTGCTACAAATGTCACAGCTGTAACAGATAGAGCCAGAGCTAAAATAAAGAATACAGTAATGCAGGGGATCCAGCAGAGGACTTCCCCTAAAGTGCTTGCAAATAAATTGTACAATGAGGTAGCTCTGGATCCCAGATCTGTAATGAACCGGGATTGGGAACGGGTAGCAATAACAGAAATGAATAGATCTTCCAATGATGCTTTTATCTCTGCAATGAATGAAGATGAATATGTGCTGGGTAACTCCCATGACGATGCTTGTCCCCATTGCAAAAGATTAATTGATCTGAAGATCTACAAGGTTACTCATGATCCACCAGCATTCTATGGGGATCTGGATCCTAAGAGCAAGGAATACGAAGATCTGGCAGAACGCTGGGAAAATGAGATCTGGGTAGGCAAAACGAACGTAGGACGATCTACCAGCCCCCGGAAGCAGACTCCAGAGGGATTAGTGGATAGGGAGCATAGTGAGCTCAGTATGCCCGTGCTGCCCCTTCATCCTCACTGCAGATGCAGATGGAGCAGATGGATACCAGATCTATACTATTTGAAGGCTGGGAAAGTGGCATTCGCTACAGATCCAGAAACCAAATCGGAGCAGGCGGAATGGCTGAAGAGCAATCCCCTGTATAACATAGGGAAATCATAGGGAGCAACATGAAAGATTCAACTCAAATCAGTGAGTTCAAACAGGTTCATGCTCGGATAGATGAGCTTGTGGAAGCGCAAAATCTCATGACAGAACACGTCTCTGGTGCTATGCTCAGGAACCGTGCATACGATAATTTGATAAATCGTAGCTGGGTCCTCAGTAGGTTTTTATCCAATAAGAGGATGTTCAAGGAAATGACAATGATCAATGAGGCTGAGGTTACTATTCGCACAGAGGAAGAGCGGATCAAAAATCGTAACCAGAGAGAAGCCGATTTAGCCCGGAAGCAGGCAGCTGATGCAGCTGAAAAGCAGGCTGAAATTGATCACAGGGAAAAGAAGCTGAACCGTCAGATCCGTAAGGAGAAACAAAAATGATAAGCAAATCAGTATTTTATAAAGAATACCCCCAGATGTGGCTCCCAGATCCACTACGCTCCCCAATGACTATAAAGATCTGGTGGTATCGCAGATTGTGGAATGCTACACTTGGAAGATTGTTCAGCGCGATCGGTGGACTGTTTAAGAAAGCCGAAGAGCCTGAAGAGGTAATAGAACTTAGATCCCAGTCCCCAGTTCTGGAGATAGATGTAGATGTGAAAGCTGATGGATAACGATAGCATAAAAATAACTGATGAACACCTAAGCAATTTGGATATCCAACCGGAATCCATTTTGCTTTTGAAGGTTCCTATCAATACCTCAAACGCTGCCCTTAGAATGGCAATGGATGAGGTTAAAAAGGTGGTTCATGGATCCGTGGGATACTATCCCGGGTTATTGATAATCCCTGCAGATGTAGAGCTTACATCCATGAGGGTAGATCAGTTAGAAAATATGCGGAATGAGATCGATGGGATCCTTCAGTGGAAACTCTCAGCAGAACACGGGATAGGGGAAGTAAATTGAGATCCTACGATAAACGAAAGGTGATACAGCCATGAAACCAATTTTAATGCCAGCCAAGATGCTCAAGGGATCCGCTCACTTGCGGGGACGTGTGAAGCAGCACCAGAGACATACCAGATCTGGTAAAACTGTAATTGTCAAAGAGCATAAAAGGGATGTAGGCGCGGAAGCTGAAGCCCTCATGGGCAAGTTCAAAGCAGCCTTAGCCGGGGGTGATATCTCCGGAGCTACTAAGATCCAGCTGCAGCTGCAGGCTCTTGTGGATGGCATAGGCGGTGGAACGATCACCCCCAGAGAGAAAAAGG